ACCTGAAGAAAAAGATTGGGGACATCCTGAGATCGGTCCTAGCCCCGACGACTGGGAAAAGAGTCCTGAATTTAAGTTTGAAAAAGTTAAACCAACGCATATAGGTTGGTACAGGGCAGTTTGGAGTCATTTTGGTACTAGCTACGGCAGCTTATACTGGAACGGTGAATCGTTTGGTGACTGGGAATACGGTAAATTTATCCCTCAATCTAATATAGATCGGTGGCAGGGCTACAGTTGGGATACCAGTAACTGGGCTAACAGACCCAAAGAACCACCTAGCATCACTTGCGATAATGAAAAATGCGGTTGGTATGGATTAAGCGATGATCGTCGAACTGACGACGAAGGTGATGATCACTGCCCCGATTGCGACGGTAAAGAATTTAGCTGGATTGATTATGATCCTGATACTACCGAAGGTCGTAAGAATCGTGAGAAGTATTCAGTATGTTAGAACTTATTTTTTTCTTAGCAGGTATCGCTGTTGGATATAATCTAAAGCATAAACCGGAGCCTGTTATACAAGATCCTGAACTTAAAAATCGAGTCACTGTAGCGGAAAATCTAAACGAAAGTCTTAAAAGAGATTTGCAGGAAGTCAAAGAAGCGTTATGGAATTTAAAAAATAAAAAGGATGTAAAATGACAGAGTTACACGCAAAGCCAATTGTAGATGGTAAATTTTGGATCGTAGAACAAGACGGTACTAAAGTTGCTACTCTACATAAAAAAGAAAACAATAAATTTATTTTAAGCAGTACTAATGGTGAAGTCATGTTTAATCGTAAACAGGATTTAACTAGACAGTTCGGTGATAATTTTTTCTTAACTAGTACTAAGATTAAAGTTACTCAACCTGATGCATATGAGTGTCACGGGTATCCGACCAGCAGCCGACCATTTAATGCCATGTATGATGTTCGACGCAAACTTCCATTGTTTACTAAAAGTAATGCTAGTAAGAGTTTATATTGCGCAGGTTATTATGTAATTAAATTTGACAAGGGATGGGTTAAGAGTTTTTGTCCGAAGGCAATTACTATCGAACGTTATCCAAGCAAAGGACCATTTAAGTCTGAAATCGAAATGAAGGCAGTATTATCAAATGCAAAATCAGATTAATTTAACCCCTATTACACAATTTACTCAAATACTTAGAAGTGCTGAACTAAGTCAAAGTAAAGAAGTTAAACTGCCCATTCAACAGGCTAGACTGCTAAGTTTAGCATTGATCGAAATACAAGATAAATTACTACAAGATTACGAAACTATGTATAATGCTATCAAAGGGCAGATACAAACAGAAGTTGTCAATGTAAATATGGATGGTGGTGGGTTCGAAGAGAACAAATAAAGGATAAATATATACGTATATTATTTGGATACGTATATTATGAGTCGACCAAAACCAGCCGTAATTCTTGAGCATGTTAACAAGAAAACCTATAAAGCAGAACAGATCCTAGAAGCAGAAGCCATCTGGGCTGTATTCTATAAGAACGCACCTTTTAATCTCAAATCTTTTAATAGTTTGACCAGCTATCCTGGACCAAAATATAAAAAAGTAAGTTTTTCAAATCCTGGCCACGCACATAATCTTGCCAAGAAGCTCAATCTAACTTTTGGATGCGAAGATTTCCAAGTGGTTAAATTGACTCAAGGCACGATTGTGAAATGATAACTCGAGACGCATATACCAAAATTTTCCTCCAGCAGTGGGGTAAGACAGTTGATGAAACTAATCTTAATCTATACGGGCGTCAGTGGTGGCAATCAAATCGAGTCAACAAGCAGAACGCATTTCGACTAAGTGATGAAGGATTTGAGTTTTTGGTAAATGAATTGGAACTTAAATCTTATGAAATACCATTTACCGAACCGATTGAACTAAGTCCCCAAACTATAATATTTTTAGAAAGATATGTAGACTGTCCATATTATCTAACTGTGGAAAGTATCAGTGTGTTTACTGAGCGTAAAAGTTTTGAATTGATGTTGTTTTCAGACGACATACGCAAATTTGGCCTAATTAAAGCTATGAATGAGCGTGAAAAAGAACTAGCTAATAAAGATAGTGATTGACAACTATTGCCTATCAATGTATAATTGTATACATCAAGTAGCAATTATCGACACATATTTTACAGATAGGAAGAAAAATGGCAGAGTTAGTTAGTCGCACAGTAGGTCCAAAAAATGCTAAAAAGTCTTTGCGTAAGGCTTTTAAAAATCAACGTCCAATCTTCCTATGGGGTCCTCCAGGAATTGGTAAATCCGATATTATCAAACAACTTGGTACTGAGCTCGATGCTCATGTAATCGATGTACGTTTGAGCTTGTGGGAACCAACCGACATTAAAGGTATTCCATTTTTTGATTCAAATGATGGCACTATGCGCTGGGCGCCACCGTCAGAATTACCAAGCCCAGAATTTGCTGCCAATCACAAAACTATCATTCTGTTCTTAGACGAAATGAACTCTGCGGCTCCTAGCGTACAAGCGGCGGCTTATCAGCTTATTTTAAATCGCCGTGTTGGTACATACCATTTGCCAGACAATGTTGTGTTAGTAGCGGCTGGTAACCGTGAAACTGACAAGGGTGTTACATTCCGTATGCCTGCTCCGTTGGCTAACCGCTTTGTTCACTTGGAAATGACAGTTGATTGGGACGACTACTTTGAGTGGGCTGTTGAAAACAAAATCCACAAGGACGTAGTTGGTTTTTTGAGCTTCAGTAAAAAGAGCTTATACGATTTTGATCCAAAATCTAGCTCACGTGCCTTTGCTACTCCCCGTAGCTGGAGTTTTGTAAGTGAGTTATTGCATGACGACGATACAGATGTTGATACACTTACAGATTTAGTTTCCGGTTCAGTGGGCGAAGGACTAGCAGTTAGTTTTATGGCTCATCGTAAGATTGCAAGCAAAATGCCTAACCCTACAGATATCTTACTTGGTAAGGTTAAAAAGATGGAATCTAAAGAGATTTCAGCTATGTACTCGTTGACTGTATCATTATGCTACGAGCTCAAGGATGCCTGCGAGAAGAAATCTAAAAACTGGAATGAGCAAGTTAATAATTTCTTCAGTTTTATTATGGATAATTTTGAAACAGAATTGGTTATTATGGGTACAAAATTAGCTTTGAGTACTTACAAATTGCCATTGGATCCAGATGAAATTAAATGCTTTGACGAATTCCATGCCAAATATGGCAAATATATTGCTCAAGCAACAGAAAAATAATTTAATTTTTCACTGATTGACACCTCCTTCGGGAGGTGTTATAATATATACTATAGTGAACGAACAGGAGCAGAGATGTCAAATTTAGATCCAATTATCGATAAAATTATTGTAGCCCGAGTAGGTTTATTACTTCGCCACCCATTTTTTGGTAACATGGCCACACGCTTAAAAATTGAAGAAGGCTCCGAATGGATGGGTACTGCCGCTACAGATGGTCGTACCATTTATTTCAATCGTAAGTTTTTTGAACCACTTACAGTTAAACAAGTTGAGTTCGTTATTGCTCACGAAATCTTGCACAATGTATTCGATCATATGAGTCGTAGAGAAGGTCGTGATGCTAAGATCTTTAACATTGCCGCTGACTATTGTGTAAACGGACAATTAGTACGTGATCGGATTGGCGACATTAATATCGAAGGTATTACACCATTCCACGATTCTAAATACTACGGTATGGGCGCAGAAGAAATCTATGATAAGATTTTTGATGAAATGGATGAGAAAGAATTAGAAGCTCTTGGCCAATTACTAGACGATCATATCGACTGGGGTGAAAATGGACAAGATGGCAAAGACGGCAACGGTAAAAAACCACAATATTCTAAAGAAGAATTAAAACAAATTCGTGACGAGATTCGCGAAGCTACTGTGCAAGCCGCACAGGCCGCAGGTGCTGGTAACACTCCTGCAAGTGTACAGAGAATGATTAAGGATTTGACAGAACCTAAAATGAATTGGCGTGAGATACTGCGTCAACAAATCCAAAGCACTATTAAGAATGACTATTCATTTATGCGTCCTAATCGCAAGGGCTGGCACATGAGTGCAATATTGCCAGGTACTCAATTTGAAGAAACTATTGATATCTGTGTTGGCATCGACATGTCTGGATCTATTGGAGATGACCAAGCTAAAGACTTTCTAAGTGAGATCAAAGGCATCATGCAAGAATATAAAGACTTTAAAATTAAAGTATGGTGCTTTGATACTAAAGTTTATAACGAGCAAGATTACGATGGCTATTCAATAGATGAATTTGATCACTACGAACCAATGGGTGGTGGTGGTACTGATTTCGATTGTAACTGGGAATACATGAAGGAACATGATATTAACCCTAAAAAGTTTATCATGTTTACCGACGGTTATCCTTGGGGTAGCTGGGGTGATGAAAATCATTGCGATACAGTATTCATCATTCATGGAAATAATAGTGTTGTACCCCCATTCGGTGAATACGCATATTATGAAGCAATGAAGGAAGTAGCATAATGGCATTAAAAAATGGCAAGCCAAATCCTCTAAATTATTTTAATTTACGCAGAGTTGAGTTTGCCTGTCCACACTTTAAGTATACGTCAATTGAAAAATATAATCCGCATTTAATCAGAGCGATCGATCAGTGGATTAAGCATAATCTTAATAATAGATATTATATTGGGCAAGGCATTACTTTAGATAATAACAACTCTATTGTATATACTACATCTATTGGGTTTGAGAGTGAAAAAGAACTCAGTTTCTTCACGATTGCCTGCCCACATTTATCACAGAGATAATTATATATGTACAGAATATATTAAGGAGATACCATGACTGATACAACACAAAACAACGCACCAGCAACTGATGCTCAAAGCAATGATTTAACAATCAACGATCTTAACGCAATGAAAGTTATCATCGATATTGCTAGCTCACGTGGCGCATTTAAACCAAATGAAATGGTTGCAGTTGGACAAACTTATACTAAATTAAGCACATTCTTAGAGACTGTTGCTAAACAAGCAGAAGCCGCTCAAGCAACTACACCTCCTACAGCTACACCAACATCAGCTGATGCCGCAGGTGCCGCAATTACAGGAGTATAATAATGGCTGAACTTAAACACGTAGGTCGTGTTAAGGCTACAAATAAGAAGTGTCTTGTAGCATATCGCACACTGCCAGGTGATGCGTATCATTGCCTAATTATCCCAACAGAAAATCTACCAGACATCTATCACGATGCTATTATCAATCTAGTCGAAAGTAGTGCTGGTCAAGAGGCTTATGAATTTGCAGAAGCTTTAGATCGTACTCAGTTCCCTGATGGTTCAAGAATGTTACCTGCATTGCATTCTTCCGGACGTTTAATTAAGGTACAGACAAGCGAAGTTGAAATGCTGCCTGTTCCCGGATTTACTGTCCAGCTAAGTGAATTGAATCAAATGATTGCTGAACAACGCGGAGTTCCAGTTGATGAACTAGCCTTGCAGTCAGGCGATCCTAAAACTTCTAAAAAAATTGAATTGCCTGAAGTTGAAGAATCAACAGCTAGTGCAACTCCAACAGAAACACTTAGCCCAGATGCTCAAGCTAAAGAATATCGTAGCAAGGCAGATAAGTTAGCTAAGGAAGCTGCTCAGTATCGCAGAATGGCAGAAGAACTAGCACCAACTAAAAAAGCAAAGTGACACGTTCGGGAAGAATTCTTCCCAAGGACGCGATCGAGCATTGGCCAGAAGTATTCGGTGAGGTAGAACTCAATGTAATGCCTCTTAGGTATCTCCATACCGTTTTGGTCAATTTTAAAGATGGCAAGTCCTGGGAAATACGCATAACTGAAAAAACGAAACGTGAGGGATGGTCTACGTTTGAAAGAAATTTATCCGAGATGGTCAAGACCTACGAAGATACCGTTGAGGATATTGATTTCAAACTAGACACTGATCGTGTTCGGAAAGATATCGAGCGTAGTACTCAGAAATTTTTAAAGAAAAAGAAGCTATAACTAATGCATGTTCAATTACTCAGTTACTCCCAGCCAACACAGGAATTTGCAGATTTGGGTATCCAAGATGCACAGGAACTCATTGCGTACTGCGCCCGTGTCAGCAATCCCAGCAATCAACTTAACACCGAAACATCAGCAAAACTCATCCGATACCTTATTAAACACCAGCACTGGAGTCCACTCGAAATGGTCTCAGCCTGCATTGAAATCACCACAACAAGAGATATTGCCCGACAAATCCTTAGACATAGAAGCTTCAGTTTTCAAGAGTTCAGTCAGCGATATGCTGATCCGACTAGAGACCTGTTATTCGTACCTAGAGAAGCGAGGTATCAGGACACCAAGAACAGGCAAAATTCAGTAGATCTAGATCCAACAGTAGATGACGATCGTCGTCTAGCGTATCAATGGGAAAATATACAGTTAGATATTATTAATCGTACACGTGATGCGTATAAATGGGCGATTGAAAAAGGTATTGCTAAAGAAGTTGCACGTGCTGTATTGCCAGAAGGGCTTACTGAAAGTCGACTGTACATGAATGGTACACTCCGTAGCTGGATTCATTTTATCGAATTACGCAGTGCTAATGGTACACAAAAAGAACATCAAGAAGTAGCGATCGCGTGTGCTAAAGTTATTGCTGAGATTTTTCCAATGACCACTGATCTTTTAGCCAAGTAAAATCATTTATTTTAGCAAGTGCCTCCATATCGGAGGAATTTTTTTCACCGTATATCTTACCGGCTTTTGCACCATTAATGGCATTTAGGTCAGATCCAATAGTACACCAGCGATCTAATCTTACTAAAGATTCTTCGTTATTAATTAACACAAGTTTACAGCACTCTCTAAAAGCACTGCGCCAAGTAGTAAATGGATCTGTATTAAACGCTGTAATATTACTCACTGTAGGCATCGCTTTAAATTTACTGCTAATAGTTGTAGTCATGTCTACAGTATCGGTTCGCATGTTTATTGTAAGTATTTTTGGAAATAACTTAACACCACCATACCCGTATTCTAAACCGTTTACAGGATTGCGACTCCTCCAAACATGTACTACATCTAGATCCCATTTTGTAACTTCATAATCAAAATTGAAATCGTCTAATATAATTGCATCAGCGTCTACTACCCAAAACATTTTAGTAAATGCTTTTTTGGCGGCGGCAATATGAGCATTATGAATTCCATCAACACCATGCACACGTTTTGCCAATGGAAATCTTTCTTTTAGACGTGCATAGTTAGCGTCTGCATTTATTTCATCGTAACTAATAAAGACTATGTCGTACATTATCTTGTAAACATTACTCTAGGTGTATTTTGATAAACTGTTTTAAAAAATCTACTGCCAGCTTGATCAAGATTAGCTATTTCCATTTGGCAATCTATCATTAAATCTCGACCTAGTTGATTAATTAGTGCGGATGCTTCGGCTGGTTCTAGAGTTGATTTTGTTTCTTCCCAGTAATTAGTCAGCCATTCAAAATCACGAACTTGGCTATAATCCCAATCGGTACACATAGTTTTATAACAACCTTCTCTTGCACCTAGAATAGACCAAATTCCGTTTTCTACATCAGCACCAACACTAGCCCATATTAGTAATCTATGATAATTTTGCCACCATGTATCTTTTACATTTTTAATTTTGGTACCTCGATCCAATGACATCTTAACACCTTCACGGAATCCTGCTCTCCATGCTTGGAAAGGACTGGCATTGGTAAAGCTCTCACTGTAGTTTTCGTTAAACTGATAGTATCTGTTATCAAAACAAAATTCTACTTTACCTTGATTGTCATTGGGGTCTGAATTTTCGTGTGTTCGCATTTCATTAACAAACTTGCGTGTCCATAATTTAAGTCCGCCGTTACCGTACATTAGACCATTTACGTGAACTTTACCGCACCATGAAAATACGTTATCGCTAGTCAATTTTAATTTTTCTAGATCTATTTCAACTTCGAGAAATTTAGGGTCTACAATATTATCTGCATCTACTGTAACAAAATACTCTGTATCACTGAGTGCGGCACAGGCTTTATGTGCAGAGTCAGATCCTTTAACTCCATGTACACGTTTTGCCCACGGTGCTTTAGTTAATAAGTCTGCATAATTTTTTTCAGCGTTTGGCTCATCGTAGCTGAGAAATATAATATCTTGTTCTATAATTTTAATCATTTATTTTTAATCCATAACTTTGAAAAAATATCTTTGACGATATCGAAATTTTATCTTTATTTTTTTCTATATTACTAACAAAAGGAAATACTAATTTTTCCTCGTTGGCGAAGTCTGCTACATCAATAATTATCGTTCTGATTAAGAAGTCAAAATCATTTTCTAACATAACAAAGAACACAGTCTTTTTAACTGTCTCAGGGTGTATAGTTGAGCGAACTTTATCAGAAATTTCAATCGTCCACTGACTGTTTTTACCATCCCATGTTACTATGCATTCAGTATTCTTGTTAGGAGGATCTATAATCCATTCAAATACATTACTTCTAAAACCGTATAATTGATCACTTAGCGGCATTAGAGAAAGTACAGTTTTTCCTTCTGCTGTTTTATTATATCCTACTATAAAATCTCCAAACGATTTTTGACCGTTGATAAAATTTTCATAGTCAGCATAAGTTATTTCAATACTGTCAGGCTGGCTTTCATGCTTTTCAGGTGCGACTGCATAAATTTTGCCACTGTCTTTTTTATAATGAGCCCAATACTGTGGACCGGATGATTGTTTTTTACGAGCCACTTGCTAGATTCTCCAGTCGTGCTAACAGCCGTTTTGTTAAAAAGTTTTTTTCTACGTAGTGAAACAATTTATCTTGTTTTATATTACCTACTACTAATTCTCCGCGAGTATTATATATGTAAGGTACAGTATCTTGCCAACTAGAAGGTGTAGGTGTCCAATTCTGTATCAAGGGTTTCATATGGACAAACTCTAAGGGAGAAACATTATCTATAACATATTCATGCCTTCCGGCAATTTCTATAGCAACGGCTGCGGCAAGATCCATACTAAGCCAATTTTGATAATTATCGGATGCAAATCGATCCCAACACCATTCCCAATTATTACAAACAAATTCTAGAACTTTGTAAAATTCATAAGCCGCTTGATTCTTTTTAAAATAATGTAGAGCAAAATATGGATTAGTTAGCTTATTAGAAATAAAAGTTTTTCGATGGAATTTATCTTGATATATTGTTTCTAATTTATAGTTTTTTACTCTTGAACAAAATTTAACATCAAAATTTTCACAGTATTTCCACCAGGTACTAATGTCATCCAACATAAGCATATCGGTATCTAGTACAATAGTCTCCTCATAAGGCGTAGCATAATAAAATTTCCAGCGATGTTCTGCTGCTAATCCATTTACCGGTGTATCTGTATACCATGGAATTGGTATTATCTGATCAAACACCTTAGAATATTTTTTAGGGACTTTACAATTAGTAATTAGTGATACAGATTTGATATCTGATTGACTGTTTTGTATACTCAACGCAAGAGCATACGCCTGCTCTACATAATTTACACTATCAGTATTTTGAGCAAATAATAAAAATCCTTTAGACACCTGAGCCTCCATCTATATATCGGCTTAGACTAAATTTATTCATCACGTGTACATCTAGTCCTGTAGTTTTTACTAGGGTGTATTCGCCAACACAGTCTTTCTTTTCGACAAGAAATTTCATTTTATTTCCATCAGTACTGACAAGTAAATCAGTATCCAACGCATAGACCATTTTTCCCGGAAGTTCTTTGGCAAAGTTTCCAGATGATTTCCCATTCATGATATGAATAGCCATGCTAAAAGCAAAGTCATTTCTAAATACATGACTATTAATGTTATATAAAGTTTTAAAATAAATCCAGTTTTCTTTTATATGCCCTATTAGATCAAAAAATGCTTGAGTAGTTGTATTCTTTCTAAAAACAAATACCGTTGCCCAATAAAACGGAATTGAATATTGATTGATTCTTTTAAAATCACTAAAGTCTCGATCCAATGCTAAATCAAAACTATTTTGATATATTTGAAAATCATAATCATTATTAAAGGCATTTGACAAGATTGAAGAATTTATAACATAATCACTATCTAATACCAGTGTTGTATCATAAGGAGTTAGCTCGTAGACAGAGCTACGACTTTGATTTTTCCAGTCCGATACTCTCGATGATAAACTACCGTCATAGAACTTTTTTTGTTGGATGAAAGGAGTAGAATTAATTATGAGTATTTGATCAAAAGGGTGATCGGGATAGTTGTCTAATAGCCAGGCTGGGCTGTCAGTTATTAGACTCACTGGAATTTCTAAATATTCTTTTACTCGTCTGGCAGCAAATACAGCTAATTTAATATAGTCAGTGGCTGCATTATTTTGAGCAAATAGTAATGCGCCTACAGTCATAGTTCAACGATGTCTGAAATTTTTCTTTTCTTTTTAATTTCAGCATACTTTGTTGTATATTCATTCACTGCTTCAAAATATACCGAAACTACATTATCCAAAAATTCTTGTACATCAGCGACTACTACAGGGAAATCGTTTGCATCTAAAAATGGAACATCTGATGTGTATCCTAGATCTAATACCGTTTTAATAAAGGCTATTAGTTCAGGAGATACTTTAAATGTTGCACCATTAAAATAATAAACTAATTTTTGACTATATTCTTCTAAAGCAACTCTTCTTTGGTTTGCTAGTGTGGTTGCAAAATTGGCCACTGCAAATGCTTTTTCGATTCTTTCATCCATAGAAAACTCCGTAGTATACGATAATACACTACAGTAGTTAGCTTGTCAATGATGTATACTACCAAAGTCCTGGTTTAAGGTCCGGTAGATGTTATTCCAGTTGGAGTCGCAGCAATGAAATTACCAACATAACTGGTAGTCGATATCGTTGCAAATGGGCTTAGAGAATTACCAGCTAGTGTAACTGAGCTACTAGTTGGATATTGTAGTTTAACAATACTGTCTAGCTGACCAATAACGTCTTCGTCGATATCCCAAACGTTAGTATTTCCTTTTTGGTAGTCTTCTGAACCGCCGGCTTGGAATGTAACACTAGAACTACCGCTAGTTAACCCAGTTACTACAACACCAGCCATAGCATTATCAAATGTAGTTGATAACGTCACTGCATTACCGGCAACGCTTGCTACAAAGTAACCACTCTGAGCTGCACCAGTGCCGCCGCTGTTTATAAAACCAGTTTCGCCTGCGGCAGGAGCTGCTGGCAATCCGTTTGTAGCTCCTGAAAAGAATATTTCAGTACCTACAGTAATACCACTGGTAGTACTTAAAGTAACTGTACTAGGTGCAATGGTGCCAGTAACGCTGCCAGTTGCAACCGGAACGTTTGATGACAAATCCCTAAAACTGATAGTAAAAGATAATGTGGTTTGTGTAGCAGCATCTAGTGTACCATAGATGTCATATTGATTCGGTGCATACAAGTATGGACCAGTTGAACCACTGCTTGTATAACCTATACTGTATAATCTGTAAGCAGTTCCTGGATTGGCCAATAGTTGACTCCATCCGTTGCTTGTGCCATTACCTGTGGTATTTTGACCAACTGAATTAAATCCACTAGCACCGTAATAACTAAAAGTTATAGTTCCCATGGTGCTTAGTAAAGTTGCCCAAGATGCATTTTTAGTAGTTGATGCACCTGTACCTGCAAATCTTGCGGCAAATGTAACACTACCACCTGCATTAAAGAAATATTTTGCAGCTAATGCACTAGTAAATTGTAATGATAGCAAATGCTGAACTGTAGGAATGTTTGATTCAGTTACTACAGGAGCAGTACTATTTGTTTTCCCGCCCCAAGCTGCTGTTCGAGAAGCAACAACGGCTGGATTATCGCTAGACGCACCGGTGATTGTCACCGTGCCGTATTGGCCACTTGGTGCTATAACATAGCATCCTGGGGTTGCTGGTCTGTTTACACTAGGACTAAAACCATTGTATGTTCCGCCGGTAGTAGGACTTGTACTAGATAACTGTTGCGCCAATTGCAAATATGCATTTCTGTCTCTTGCAGTAATTGATCCTGTAGTAGTTGCTACAGTTAATAGAGGATCTTGTCCACTACTACCAACTTGATGGAAATATAAAGCATATAAATCTCGCTGCAATTGATTCCACTGTGAGGCATAAATGGTTTTATTATTTGTTTTACCAACTGGAAGATTTGGAACAGGTTGACTTGTTGGAGTGGTTCCGTAGCCACCGGTTCCAGTACCCATGATGCCATTAATTAATGACTGAATAGTATTGTAATCATTCGCTGCAATTAAATCACCTACGCTATTTGGACTAGAACCTGCCATTTTTACCCTCTTTTCTTTAAGCTATTTATTTTTTACAAAATTACACATTCGACTAATCTGATATCCTCAGAATCACTATCTTCTAATGACACTGCAAATACACCAGGTATAGTGTAATCTGTAGCAGTTCTTCCGTAACCGCTACCAGTAGAAATTAATAAATCGCCCTTACATACTGGTCCAATTATCTTAACTGGTACACGACCTTTTAGTGCAACATAAGTTCCACCTTCTAGATCTTTATTCATCATAAATGCTGGATTAGTACTTATTACACCGATTGGGAAATCTCCGTAACCAGCAGCACGTATTTCAGCAGGGCCACCTACACATACTACTGTTCCTGGATCATATTCTTGATCTGCTAGATATTTTTCTGCTAAGTCGGCGTATTGTGCTGATGTTGCTGTTCCTGAAAATACGTTGGCTGCAAGATTTCCGCTAGTATCTCTCATGGCTGCATTTACTACACCTGGATTTACTGCAATACTTCCGCCAGCATATAATCCGCCGCCGTAGCCAATTTTATCAGCTTGTTGGACTGTGCCATTATAGTATTGCGCATACACTTGTCCCCATGGCTGAGATATACTTCCTAAATTAGAATATACACTTCCACCGCTAGCACCTGGCAAACAATCATTGCCCTTTAATGTTAGTGGTTGAGTTTGTTGATTATTCTGTTTAGTTAAAAAATAAATTGTATCGTTAGCTGTATTTTGAATTGTAGGATAGGTATTACTAGCATTATATACTGACAATTTAGAAGGACTACCTACAGTATATCCCTGATCAGTAAAATTAATAACAGTATTAAAACTTGATTGACTACTAGTCAAATAACTACTTGCAGGTATTCCACCTAGTGAATCTGCATCGGCTGCTGTACCCCAGAATCTGTGATTAGTAGTAGTGTGCCCCGGATGATTTAAATCATCCATTGTGTTAATTAGAGTAATACCTTGGTGTATTCTTAAGAATCCATTAATAGGATTAGCAGTTGTATCCAACTGGAAATCATCTGAACTGATTACAAAAATTGTATTACCGTTTGCAACACCTTTAATAATTGAGTGGGTTCCATCTAAACCTTGAACGGTAGCAGAAACCATATTTGTTAAATTTGTGCCTGCTGCCTGTGGTCCAATTAACTGATATGGAATTTGGGAATTACCAGTGTAGGCATATAGCTGATTGCTGTCTGTCTTAAAGAATAAATCGCCAACACTTTGACCGCTAGGGAATGTTGTACCAATTTCTGCACCACTAGCTGTACGGAACTTACTACCATCGTAGAAACGTATTCTCTGTAGACCAGAATCAAACCATAACTGTCCAGCTATTGGGTTTGGAGGTGCACTTGTATTAGCAAAATTTTCAAGCAAATATACAAAATTTTCATTTTGTACTGGACCATATCCAGCATAATTTTTACCGATTAGGGTAATATCATGGGACGAATCAACCGTGCCATCGGCCACCGTTGTAAGTAACGTTCCGTTATAATGATTGATTGTATATGACATGTTTCGCTCGTTCCTTATTTTAGAGTATTTATGCTATTTTGCATTAAAAAAAATTAAGCTGTTACTGATTTAATCACAGCAAATTGCAAGACAATCGGCTCTGATAGTGTAACTGATGATAAATTATGCACAAAAATCGTTGCAGATCCAGCAGCTGGTGTAGTAGCAAAAGAATATGCTCCTAATGTTCCGCCAGAACAATGATTGACTAAAACTAGATCTGTTGCAGAAATTGCACTGTTTGTTAGGGTAAATTGTATAATAGCACCGGATGATAAACTGGCAGAATTCATAGTAATCTGGCCATTAATTGTATTTAATGTAACACCGTTACCTTTAGTAACTCCTTGAGTTACAGTACCACCGGATCCTGTAGCATATCCTATTCCAGCTATAGGACTATTAGAAACTATTGATCCAGATGATGTTAGACTGTTTAAAGTTCCTACACTCTGTAAACTAGAGTTGATTACGCTGCTGCCTAATGTGGTAGAATTCAATACAGGATTGGTGCCAATTTTATATGCTTTACCTGAAGCTAAATCTATATTTTCACTACTTGTCCATGAGGCAGTTGCAGAGCTCCACTGCAATGTTTTATCTGACCCGCCCTTAATTATAAATCCAGCACCATTGGCTGTAATGTCAGAAGGACTGCTTGTGTGAGCAAGAGTTATTGTATAGTCTTCAAGGTCTACTGTGGCTGTATTTTTACTAGTTGTTGTACCGTTAACTGTTAAATTTCCTTCAATAATAACAGTTCCAGGGCTAGCACTTGTGCCAACGTGTAATGTTGCAGCCGGTGTTGAGTTGTATAGACCAATATACTGATCTCTAGCATCAATAAAGACTGCATTGTTTGATCCATTAGTACTGCTTTCTAATCCGATAACAAAATTTTGATCTGTTGAATTACTTTGTACTGTGAACGTGCCAGATGAAACATTAAATTCTGTATTACTGCTAGGTCCTAAAATTAATTGTGTCGATGAGTTAGAATTAGCAATAGTTAATTTGCCGCTAGCGAAATTATCTCCAGAAATTTGTAAGAAGTTTTGTGCATTTTTAAGACTACCGTCAGCTGCAATAAGATTGTTTGCCTGAGACACTGGTACATTAAACTCTATTCCAGTAAGTCCACTAGCAGTAAATCCAATATTAATCGATCCCAAGGCTGCGGTAATTGTTGTTGAAGCAACCGTGGCACTAGTACTTACTGTATAAGTTCCAGTGTTGCCATTTCCTGTACCAAATCCTGTAATAGTTGTTCCTGGAGGTATGTTAGATCCAACAAGTACCATTCCCTGAGCAATAATGCCTGCTGTGACGTTTGTCACAGTTAATGTTGAACCACTTTGGCTAGCATTAAATGTAGCTAGTTTATTGAATCCAGAGATACTAGTTGAAGGTGTAAATGCGTCTTTACTATAAATTCCTAATAATGTGTTAGCAACATACATTAAAACTACTGTATGACTTTTTAAATTTGTATCTAAAATATCTTCTACGATAAATCCGCAAGGTCCCTGTGCGCTAGTATATATTGGTCCAGCTAAAAAGTTTGCAAGGCCATCATTAAAATATAACTGTCCAGTGGTGCTGTTAATCCATAGGTCACCAGTGGTCAATGAGCTAGGAACAGTGGGTGCAACTAAAGTTCCTCCACTGACTTTAAAACTACTGCCATCATATACTTTTAGTCGTTGTTCGCTTGTATCATACCATAACTGTCCCGGTATTGGATGACTTGGTTGAACATCGTTAGCAAAATTTTCTAGTAACCATACAAAGTTATCATTAATAAAAGTACCGTACGAGGTAGAATTTTTTCCAATTAACGTTAAATTGGTAGCTGTCTGATCAATAGTGCTATCTTGTACTACAGTTAGCAGATCACCGTTAGTTTTAAGTATTGAATAGCTCATTATATGTTACCAGTAAAAATAATATAGTTGATAGTTAGGTATGGATTTACGATTGGAACAGCGTTTCCAGGCTTTGCATTGTTACTTGCACTAGAACTTGTTGCTGCTGAAAAATATTGAGTTGCCCCAGTTGCCGCATAGGTTGGCAATTCAGTTACATCAAGTACTGCATTTTGTTGGCCGCCCGAACCGCCCACTGCATCGGCTGTGGTTGAGGTAATGCGTCTTGCGCCGGCAGATCCGTTTAGTACTCCACCAGTGTATACTAAATTTCCATTAACATCAGTTGCTTGAGTATAGCTATTAACAGACGATCCATTAACACCGTCAGTTAAATTATCCATGTTGTCACGACCTAGTGCAAAACGACCCCTTAGATCTGGGAGACAGAATGTGTTTTTGCCCTGTGGTGTTCCTAAATTATAAGTACTACCAATGACGTTATAGAGTAATCTATAGGTATCCTGACTTATTTCACTACCATCACACAATAGATATCCTGCGGGAACTGTAGATCCAGTACCTGCAAATGGTAATATTGAACCCACGGGCACTTGACTCACATGACTTAAAAATACACTCTTAGTCATTGACTTTAATACTGAGCTATTGACTGTGGTTTGTAATACCAACAGTTGATCGCTAGGTGAAGAATCAGTTGCTGCTGGTTTATTTGTAATCAACGGAGTATCAGCGGTTACTGTTAGTACAGCTTGTCCGTTTGAACTTATACCATTAAATAATGTTCCTGCAATACCGCTTACTGGATCTGGCACGCTGATAAAATCAGATTGTACATTACCTACAGTTCCGCCTAATTTAAATAAAGTACTATTAGTTAAGGCAGCAGCAGTACCGGTAACGCTACCAGATACTGTTCCAGCAAACGTTCCGTTAAACACTCCGTTAAATGTTGATGCATATATATTTCTAAATGGTCGTGTTTGTGATCCAATATCGTAGATTGGTACAGTTTGATCTGCTGCTGGTTGAATTACTGGACCACCACTAGCATTACCGCTGATTAGTATTTTTCCAGATGTTGTTATATCGGCAGACGAAGTTAATGCTAAAGAAGTAGTAATACCCGATGTTGTATTTGCTGACAACACTGTAGAATTATTAGTAGTACCGTCAGTAACTATTAGGCCACCTGCTGTACCAGCTACTCCAGAAGTAATTACTCCGGCAACGCTCAATACAGTAGTTGGATTAGTGTTATTTGCTCCTATTCCAACATTACCAGTTGCATCAATATGCAACATAGTTTTATTGTTTGTTATAAAATCAAAACTATTTCCGGTTACATTTCCTGTAAATCCAATACTTGTTCCGTTAATGCCGAGATTAAAATCTAAATTGTTACCAACACTAATACCACTGGCATTTTTAATATTCAATGGATAATTTGTAGTGCTAGAGATATCTGATCTTAAAAAGTTAGATGAACTTACTGATGTATTATTAATTAATAATGAATCAGCTGACTGCGCTGTTCCCCAGAATCTAGTAACTGATGCTGCTAAGTTAGTAAATGTTAAACTTGTTCCCGAAACGAAATTTGGAGTAAAAACCACTGATGGGCTAAATGTAACTGTATTACCATTAACTGCTGTCACTGTTAGACTAGTAATATTGCTACTGTTAGGAGGAGCAGCGAATGTTGCACCTCGACTGACTCCGATCGCACTAGTCACAGTAAACGACGAACTAGTAGTGCCGATCGTAGCAGTCTGCATAGTTGCCTGTACTACAGTAGCACCGGTTAGTGAGTTCGATGCATCAACTGTACTGAGATTTATACCTTCATTAATCGATGAGAACCCGCTAATACTTGATTTTGGATTAAAGGTTTCTTTACTAATAATAGCAATTCTGTATCCATTAGCATACATGGATATTACATTATGTGTAACATTATTAATATCGTCAATGGTTTCTACAATAGGACCTGTAGTATTTCCAGTAGTATACTGTGGTCCTACTAATACCCAAGAGCTGCCTCCAAACAAATATAATTGTTGTGTAGTAGTATTAACCCAAAGGTCACCGATGTTGCTACTTGCAACCGCAGGCGCAGTGTCACCTTTTTTAAGTGATCCAGCTTCGACCCAATTAGTCCCATCATACAACATGAGAATTTTATTGCCAGTGTCATACCATAATTCACCCTGAACAGGTGTACTAGGTGCAGTTGGGCTAGCAAAATTTTCTAGTAGATGTAAAAAATCTTTAGCAATTACCGGGGCATATCCTGAATAGTTTCTACCAACAAACGCTAAATCTGTAGTAGTGTTGAGAGAACCGTCCTCAACTACAAGGGGAATCTTAGCAGGATTTGTAGAATCTGTAAATTGAATTTGATAGGCCATTCGTTAAACTCCTACAAGTCCGGTTAGAGTTTGTATACGAACTGTATAATCAATTTGAATTAATCTGTTTAAACTTTTTTGTACCGGATGGAAAATAACGTGAGTAAGTAATAAACTGTTGCCCGAAGGACTGTAACTTTTCAATCCCAACTCATCGAATACATAGGTTGTTTGTCCTGATGCTGTAGTGTCATAGGCATTTTGTCCGCTAGGTTCACTATAGTCTAAAAGACAAGTTACAAAAATATCAGTGTAATTTGTTCCAGTTACGTGACGTGCTTCTGTAAAATTTCGAGTCGGATCGGTGTTGGTGCTTGAGTTAGGATCAACCACTTTAGTATAGGTTTGATTGTATAAACTAGCGTTAATGCCGCTAGTATTAGGAGTTAGATAGGTAATAATTCCAGTAGGATCGACAGTAGTGCCCCCGTTGCCGAATGCCATTTGGTAGACAAACCCGCTATCATTGTTAATCATACTGTTGGCTAGCGCCTGGCTCATATTTTCGTAATGGATCGCATTACGCTTGTTAATGTAAGTTTCCTTAGAGACAGGATCATAGATATGGATATGGCCTTCTACGTGGATTCCGGTTACGTCTTTGCTCTGCATAGTAATCTCTCTTTATCTTATATTTATCAATGTTTATAATGTGCTAGTTTTAATACAATTTGGTAGAAGTTCTACCGCTAATTCCGGTTGTTGTTCTCGGGTATGCTGGTGCGCTAGAATTATTTTTAGCTCTAAAAGCATAATTTTGTTTAGGATATGTTGGGCCAGTTCTATATAATTTATATAAGGCTGGACCGTTTGGAGAACCTATTCCTGTGGCGGCATCCCATCCTACAGTGGCTTGATATCCAACTGTGTTACCTCCATGATTATCACCGCTGGTAATATCATTGAATGCTGTAGTTCTGTTAGCGTACCAAGTAGCATTGGCCAATCCTACCCGTTTTCCGGACAGCTGATTAATTCTAGCTACAAGACCTGCTAGCAAAGGAGCCACCGCACTAGTACCAACAAATCCGGCACCAAATGTATTACTAGAAGTATAGTAAAAGTTATATCCAGTTGCCATGGCAGAGACATCAGGAATGCCGCGGCCTGTTAAGGTTGCTACTGTGCCGCCTGGATATGTCTTACTACTGAATCCTGTTTGCCACGAGGGAACACTGAATAAACTGCTAACTCCTCCGCCGCCTGCATATGATCCACCGCTAGTTCCCCAGGGTGTTTCTGCTGTAATAGCGTAACTGCTATTAAGAGTAACTACAGTTCCCCCGGCACAAATTACATATGGGCTTGTTGCTGGATATTGCACTGTATAATCAGTACCACCGCTAACCGCTTTGACTCCATAGTCGCCTGCAGCCACTATTACTGTAATTCCCTTTGCCACACAACTAGCAAGTGCTGTTTCAAAAGATGCACGTTGACCACTAGACCAATTAGTGTCGGTTGTTCCCCAACTAATAGATAGCACACTAGGATTGTATGTAGTATCAATAGCCACTGCGGTTATTGTATCTATAAATCCTTGAAATGAGTTTGGAGCAAAGTATGTAACTTGTATAGCCTGCGGCGCTACTGCTCCTACACACCAAATGTCTAACATAACTTCACCACTGGCATTAGCATCAGCGCCGCCATCATTGGCGCCGCCGTCTACACTGACGTTATACACTGTCGGTGGTGCAAAGCTAATTTGACTAAATGTGCTGGTTAAATTTTGTGTAGTCCAGCCTCCACCTAATTCTAAAATAGCCACGCATGCACCTTTGCCCTGTTCAGCTGCGGTAGTTGCAGGATCTGCAGGAAAAACATACCCTTGAGACAGCTCATTAGGATATGGACTAGAAGAGGAGCTTTGTTCTAAACTAGGATCTTGATGGGCATCAAATTTAAACGATAGTGAGTTATCTAGTCCAAATATCGAAGTAACAGCATTAGAAATTTCTGCAGGTATCGTTATATTTCCAGTGTGCGTAAAATATACTTTATCATCACTAGTTACAGTTTGTAAAGTTATACCAAAGAGTGCATTAAACTGTGCAGTGGTTCCTTGAACTTTTATAACTGCACCTCCCTGAGACGCTTCAACAATTACTAGGTTATTAGCTGTTGCCCAGGAAGTTACTATATCCATGTCTTGAGCAGTAGCACCAAATTGATATTCAAACTCATCATGATCAAGTATAGGGTGTGTGCCATCGCCAATGGCCTCAGCATACTGATGTATATCCATGCCGTTATCATGTGTATCTCTGTTGATATACAAACTAACTAATATGATATCGTCAAGATTTTTATTTGTAGTAGTCATATTAAATTCCAATGTTAACGACTATAGTCAGTATACCATATACCAGGAACTGCTTTAATAAATTTAGCTATTGTGCTGTTGTCTTGTAGTATGTTGCTTGTAGTGTCGCCTGCACGTATATTTTGATTTAATAGATTTAAATCATATCCATCCCACAATTCACCTGTTGTTTTAACTACAGTTATTTGTGTGCCAACTGCTAGTTTGTTTGTCAATGTAATAGATGAAGACGTTCCGTCGACTGTAAAATCTGCTGGGAAACTAACATCGCCGTTGGGGCTATAAGGTGCATTATTAATGTTGAATACACTGTACGCAGATTTCTTCAGACGGATGTTTCCAACAAAGAAATGCCAGTTTGCACTGTCAAGAGTGAATGTACTAGAGCTTACGTGAGCTGTTGTACATTTGTATGTATAGCTGTTAACTGTAACAATGTCACCAATACTGTAACTAGTATTTGCAGACCAGATAGCAGTATCGTTATATCCGCCGACAAACACTTCAATCTCATTTACGCTCTTAGGAACAAAATTAAGATTTACAGTGTTAGTTCCATCAGATTTGATTGTATATGTTGTAGCTGTATCCACATAAGGAATTGTTTCACTTGGTCCAATATTTTGCACTGCTGTTCCGGAACGATTCAGTGAATATATACCTGTGCCTAATGTACCTCTGCGTAGTTGACTTAGTACATTACCATTGAGAGCAAAGTATTCAATACGTTCTCCGCGGATCTCAACTATTCCTGGTTTATTTTGAGAAGGATTTGGTAAGTCAAATTTACTTGCATCAACTACTACAATTTGTGTGTCATTCCATTTTAAATCTGCGGCTAGCATGGTTCTAGTATTGGCATTTAATCGCTTATAGCTAACTCGGTTAAGCATATCTTTAAACTGCATATATGATGCACCGGTTTGCGGCAATACATTGCTACCAAATGTAATTAAAGTAATTTTATCTGTTAAACTTGGTGCAACTGTCAGTTGAACCGATTGTAAATCTGCACTTAATTGATAATCAACGGACGGTGTTAACAGCGTATTATTTTTAATTACCCAGACATAGTTACTGTTTAATACAGGACGATCTAATGGTAATGACCCGCTGGTCAATCTATTAAACGCATAAAATGCTGGAGTCCCCGGAGTAATTGAATATGAAGAATTAAATTCAATTTCTGTTCTTTGCATATCTAAGAAATCGTGAACATATGAGCTAATAACTTCTACAGTATGTGTATTGTCGTATGCTTGAGTAAATGTTATTTGTTGAGTATTTGGATTATACGAGTATCCATCAGTTGCTTGTACACTGACAGTTAGTTGTTTTCCTAAATACTGCCCATAGATTGCTTGATTAATGCTCACAGTTATACCGCTTAGATCAACAGTATAATCTTTGCCTAGCGTTAATTTATTTCCATCTGCGTATACTAAAATGCTGTCAATTGATACTGTAAATGGTGTAACTTTATAAGAATCGATTGTATAATTTAGCTCTTGATTCTGTATAGTATAATAACTGTTAACAGGTCCGTATAGTATATTTTGATCTACACGAACTAACATAAATGACTCATCCGGTAACTGATTGCCTACAGGATTTTGTAAAGTATATGTCAAACTACCATTGGTTGCAATCTTTTCTGATTTAGTAATCGCAAATGACTGTTTAGATCCTGATACTATAATATAGTTTATCAGTGAGCCGGCTGCTGGAGCTCCTGCAAATCGTAGACCAATAGTATTCGAATATTCATATGTTGAATCTGTTTTAAATAGTGTTGGGTTTACAGGTTGCCCGTCAACATAGGCTAAAAATGTTACAGGTGTTGTCCAAGGTGCTGTTGTAATAAATTCTCTAGTTGTTCCGTCACCTACAAAATAATTAGTATCTAAAATATTAGCACCACTAAACCCAATGCTAAAAATACTGATTGTTTGATTAGCTGTTGGAACTGAGCTAAACTTGATCAGTCTATTTTTATAATCAACTCTATAGTCTGTTGTGTTATCTGTAGTATAGTTCATAATTGTTGAACCAATTTTAACTATTACTGCTGTAGGACTATTAGGTTGTTGACTAATTGAATACTGGTAAGTAATTCCATCTGAAATATAATTATCAACCTTAATGCTTGCAGAACCAGTACTAGGTTTATCATAAACTTTAACCGCTAGTGCATCTACGACTTGTCCCGGAACAACTTCTTCCGTCGCTGGGCTAGTAGTTGGTGTAACTAAACCGTCGCCGTCGAGCACAATATCATCTGCTGCTAAACCTGTTGCTGTACTGTATGCAAGATCACCACCTGTGATTGCGGTATCATAATCAACTAATTGACTATTAATTGAACCATCACTGGTCTGCTGACGCAATATAAATGAATCGTTATTACTTACTACAAATGAATTAGGAATAGCTATTACGGTGCTAGTAGTACCATCAGCATTATTGACCGTTGTAACAGTAGGTGTTCCAGTGGTGCCAATATTAATTGTTTGCATGATAGCACTTGAATTAGTCTGCTGTGGTGTACCGTAATTAGGATCATCTAATCGTTGAGGAGCCAATGTGCCGGTAATAGCAATAGTGCTGCCTGATGGTGTGTCTGCTAAAGCCGATTGAGTTAGCACAATGGTTCCGTTAGCATTAATTGTCACGTCGACTGGTTGTATCAATGTTCGAGTAAATGTGATGCTGGTTGCATTTGCAATATTTGTATATAATATTTGATTTAATGTTACATTGTAATTAACAGGATCAATGCTAACAATCTCTGCATTATAGCCAAAACTATTCACGGCGGTCGACACAATATCACCGATACGCAATCCGGTTGTATCTGCTAGCGATAGTATAAAACTACCTGCAAGATTACTAAATGTCAGAACTGTACCGTCTGGAACTGTACCGATAGGAGGTGAGCTAATTGTTAATGTGGTTGATGATAGCACACGAATTACTTGCTGTCTATTGCTAAATCCTGTTCCAGATATAATCATCCCCGGTACAATGCCAACAGTACTTGCCACTGTCAATTGCGTATTGACACTACTTGCTGCGGTATAGGTACTGGTGATAGCCCGAGTTTGTTTAAATAATTCAACGGTGGCAACTGGAAAACTAATCTTAGGGTTGAACGAATAACTCGAAGTAGTTCCATCGGCTGTATAAGACTTAATGTAATTTTGAACATAATATACGTTCAATAAAGTGCCCACTGTGGGATTATATGGCAGGGTAAACGTATGAGTATTCGCCGCTACCTGGATTGTATAATCGGTATAGTTAGGGTCGAAAGCGTCCCATTTATCTGTATAGAATGCGCTAGAGTCCCAACCGCCACTGACATTAAAATCTAAACCGCTAACAACGGCGCCGCCGTAATCAACTCCGGTCATTAATTGTGACAAATCTTTTCCTAACTGTCCGCTAGTTGGATTATAGTAAAACTGAATTCTATCTACTGATGTCAGGAATGTAGTATCAACTGAATAATTTATTACTATTACACTGTTTTTCTTTGGTGCGGTTGATAAAGTTAGTTTACCAGAATAAACAGTCTGTCCAGATACTTTACTAGATACTAAAGAAATAGTGTAAAATTCTCTCAATAGTGGCGCACCATTAATTGTGACACTAGATTTACCTACACGGATATCCGGAGCCCATTGCAACGTAAATTGTAACTGTGAACTAGTAGTTGTAGTAAATGTTTGAGTTTTATTCAAACTATTCATATAATAGCTAGGTGTAAGTCTATCAAATTTTAAACTAATTAAACTTGATCGAACTACACTATTACCAATATAAGCTACCGCAGTGGCCGGTGTGCCGCCTACTGATAATCCACCGCTAAGAGTCACAGTTGGGGTTGTTAAATATCCTTTACCGTTAGTTATTAACACAATTCTATTAACAACTCCGTTGGCAATGTATGCTTTAGCTGTGGCGCCGGATCCAGAACTGCTGCTAATAATAACCTGTGGAATATTAATATATCCGCTGCCGCCTGATGTAAGATGAATTTCTGTCACTTCGAATCCAACATTATCTAACCAGAATTTCCAAGGATATTCGGTCAGTGTAGAATCAGTGTAGTGAACAACACCATTTGATACCGTTGGGCATAGAGTGGTTAATTTGTTGTTTTCATATGTC